AGCCAATAGAAGTGTTATAGTCTCCACTGCATCTAGACTCCAACACGTATTTCATGCCAGACGCCGAAACGCATCTACTCTTCCGCTGTAGTTTCAAAAGCTCAGCAAGCTCATTGTCTTTGAAAACGCCGTTGTACACCCTATGCTCCTGTCCCAAAAGATAAGGGGTGACGTGTCCATCAAATCTGTGAGCATCGAGCTCGTATGTCCAGCAATCACCCACAAGGTCAATGTGGGCTAAAAGCGTGGAAGCTCTTTGCTTGAGATCCATGGACCTGCACATCACAGGGAGTCCACAGTGTGTACGGATGTGTCCTGACAAAGGTTTCAGGAAAGAACCAAGCAGCAAATTAAACTTAGGCTTCCTAGGGTGTATGAGTCTGGGATCCACGGTTTTAACACCGTAGTACTCATAATCTAACACCCTTTCGCTCTTGACGAACGACGAAACCTTAGCATCGCTGCTGTTCCAACCATTGTCCAGATAATCATCCAGCGCCTTCTGATAGCGTACCCGTAGACTGCCTTGGTAAGTGGCTACGAAGTCGTCCAAAGCCATCCGGACCGGCCTCTTGCTTCGAAGAAAACTGACAACCCTGTCAATCTCTGACTCGAACAATTTGACCGCTCTGGAGGGCTTTGGCCAGGACCAAGACAACTTGTGTCTCCTGTCCAGGCCGACTTCCTCGTTAACCCCACATTGCGCCATATACGCGTACCTTCTTCCAATTCCGACCCGCAAATAGGTGGAATGCCTCCAACAAGTGGATTCGGCGCGACCGGAACTCTTGGCGCCCGAGAACTCCAAGCATAACCGCTCTGCCTCACCACTTGCTCAGTGTTTAGCCGTAGGACCAATGCCGCCCGTACTCACAAAGAAACTGTTGAAGTAGTCTGCGACACTCTCTCTACCCATTACCATTCCGAAGAACGACACGGTAGACAGTTTACCAGATCTAAAACCAACAGTCGCTTCATAAGCACCACTCATGTCCATATACCTCAATGCCCTCTTTCCTTCCCCGCTGAGCCTTATGGCTGCCACAACACTACCGTAAAGATAGCGATGCAGCACCCTGGCGGGAATAGGAAAGTCATCTGGACGTGAGCGCAACCACTGGGACGCCCTGGCACAGCATTGCTGCAACAGAGCGTAGTCTCTGGTTTTGAACGCAGTGAACATTTTAAGCTCACTCGTCAACTCACCCAGAGACAACAAAC